ATATCGTGCCGTCCGGCAAGCACCTTAGTATCAGGTGCTTTGTCCATGATAACTGAGAATCGTTTATTGGAGTGTTGGGCGTTAGTATACACAAGTCCGTGTGCTGTTGCAATAAACGGTGATGCGCAGTCGAATGAAATCGTAAAGTTTTCATTTATTTTTTTGATCTCCCTCTGGATCAGTGTTAGATAACAGGCCCAATCAAGCTGTGCTGTGCCCAAGAAGTGCATCCAATCTTTGCCTTCTAACAGGCCTTCAAACTTTAATGTGATAAGTCTGCGCAGTGTGATAGGCATCTTGCACATGTTAGCACCGCCCATGGCCCAGCCTTCTGCTTCCTTACCAGCATACTTGCCTTTGGGATCTGAAAACTCTTTTACACCTTCGTACCAACGTTCTGCTGTGTCCCAGTCTGAGCCCTGCAGTACGTTTAGCCACTTAGTCTGTCCTAGGCGATTCTGTAAAAAGTAGTCATTGTTGAATCGAGTCTTTTCCAAACAATCTTCAAATGTTTTTAATCCAGTTTTCGGTGAATGAATGTGATCGCAGGCCCATGTAGGTACGTCTAACATCATGGACCAATCTGCAGTGACTTCTAACCATTCCAAGATCTTTTGACGAGTCTTGTTAGCTTCAGCACCTTCGAAATTCAACCAATCAAACTTCAGCACACCTTTACCAATCTGATATCCACCAGAGTCGCCTAGGATCATGGTCTTTGATCGATCTCGATCCTGTATCATTGATTCCTGTACTAGACTCTTGTTGAGATCTAACTGTGCATGCCCTGCGGAATATAGACCGTATTTGTAGTAGAAGTATCCCTGTTCAGGATTTAGAAAGTTCATGCCCTCGATACCGCGATCGAATTCTTTAGGAATTCTTTCTTGTGGGATAAATTCTTCTAGTCGTTGTTTAGCTATGTATGTGGAATAAAAACTGCTGATAGCAGGCAGATATACCGCATAGTCTTTCTGCAAGGGTGTTAGGTCAATTGGTTGTTTCATAGTCTCTCGATAAAATTGCTGTAAGTTCTAATCTTGTTTTTGCCTGTTCTAACTGTTCTAATGCTATACGAACCGCTTCACTAGATGAAGCTAGTTTATACCACGCATCCTCTTCATCACGTTTCTTACGGGCCCACTGTACTACGTCTAGTATATCTTGATCTAAAGTTACAGTGGCATAACTGGTAGATAGCTGTTGCCAGCTTGATCCGTTAAACACTTCTATGTCTGTGTTGTGAATACGCAGCATACCCGTCATGGGGTTACTAGGGTTTGGTCCAACATAGGGTAAGGCAGTATTACCTGCCGACACCGTAATCCCACATGTTCCCATTAGGCCTTTGATCATATTTAGGCAGCTTGTGCTGGAACAATATATTTGTAAGTGGCTAATCCACTGTCTAGTGTGATTTGGATAGCACCTTCATTGCTCAACGACATCTTGGTGTTATTGACATCTGCGATCTTAAGGATACTCAAGATCGGAAGCACTGGCCAAGTCCAGCCACGATCTAGTTTGCCTGCTACATTCTGTGCAAAAATAAACTCACCACCGTGTGTTGAAGCATCACCAAAGATAAACTTGAGATTGCCGCCTTCTGTCTTGGCCAAGAATGTTGGATGTTCATTGTTGGCACCTGCTTGAAAGTTGAAACGCTGTACCGCAGCCACGCTAGGCTCTAGTTCCACATCCCACTTAACACCACGGAACTTCACAGTCTTCATCTTTTCGTTGATGATTTCTGCATTCATAAAACGATAATCGTTTTTAAAATCGCTGTCTTTGTTTTCAAAGTGAATGCCTACAGGAATAACGTCACCGTTGCGTTCTGCAGTAGTGATTGAAATCTTTGCATCATCCTTGTATTCTGCCCCGTCTAACAGATACTTTAGTTTGTTGAGCTGCGGCATACCAAACACACCCAACATGTCTGGATAAGGGTTAACAGTTTCTGCTTCCATGATCACTGAACGGTCATCAGCCATTGAGTTGATTGTGGTTTTTTCTTCTGTGCCTGTGACCTTGACCGTGGTCAAGAAGCCTAGGTTCTGTGTGTGGCTTACGATGTCTTGTAGTATATCTTTCATTTAGAGATTCTCCATGTATATTAAGATTATATTTAGATCTTGAGAAAAAATCAACCTAGAAATCACTCAAAATCAAACAGTTTGCTGAATGTGTTATCCGACCTTGTTGAACTGATGTCCCATTCCAAAACACCAATAAGGTTTTCTAGCTTTTCGTCAATGACAGTGGTTTCCATTTCGCCATCGTCGAAAGGCAGATCTTTGAACCATTGCGGCAGTCTCAGTTCATCCACAGGATATGCCACTGAGGTATAGCCCATAGGATTGTCTTTGACCTTGCAGACAATGACTTTAGCACCATCTACGATGTTCATAGAATATTTGTCATCCATCATTCGCTTAAGAGTGTTCCAGTTTAGACTAGCTCGAACATGACCGGGCATGTTGGTTTTGCCGGCTTTCTTTTCTTTGTCACGATAGTCAGTGATGTTATTGGCACGTTTAGGTGAACCTTTTTCCCAGCCTGGCCGTGTCTTGAATTCTGTGCGAAAGTTAGTGATGTATTCCAACACTGATTCCTTAGTCTCGCCGTTTAGCACTCGGGTCAGTACCGCACTCAAGAAGTCTTGGATAACAACCGGGGTATCTGACCGCTTGAGGTCAAGCCCCATGGCTTTGATTTTGCCTGGACCGTCGACATCAGCACGTTTGCCTTCTTTGTCGTAGTAGAGAACTGCGTATCGTTTTTTGGTGATAAACAGTCCTTTGCTTGCAACAATCTCGCGACCTGCTTTGATGACGTCCCCTCGAGTCTTTGGACAGTGGAAGGCGTCCTGCATGAATTTGACAAATGTTCCATTGACTGTTTCTCCTATGGTATCGTAAAGTTCAACCACTGATTCTCTGTTCCAGGGAATCAGTCCTTTCTCAATGTCTTTCTTCAGCGTAGAATACGCAGAGAAATAACAAGAGTCTGTGTCACCGTAGATAATAGCACGACCAACATGATCTGCTTCTCCGGTAATGATTTCATTGACTTTTGACGCCATATGGCGAGCAATAGCTCTGCCAGTGAGTGTAGTCGATTGACCGATTCTGTTATCAAAGAATCTGCAGCCTGGATTTAAGATAGCACCATACAGGCTGTTCAAGTTAATCTTCTTAACCAGCTGTCGCTTGTCCCAGTATTCTTCTTCGATCTTGTTGCCAGCGGCAATACATTCTTTGAGTTTGGCCTGCATTTCTTTGCGTTCTGCATACCAACGTTTCAGCAGTCCGGGAATGATACCTTCTTTCTCATAGGTAAAGATAGTGCCGTTGGCGCTCAGCATCCAAGGTTGATTTGATTCAAAAATTAAATCGTAGATCTGTGCTGCGCTTAAAGTATCAGATCCACCATCTTCCCAGTCAATGGTGATTTCACGCCCTACCTTTCTTTCAAGTACGTCAGTGTATTCGATACTGCCAAACATTCCTTCCCAGGCTGAGGCAAAGGATTTATTTTTAGCCATTTGACCGTCGATATATTCCTTGGTGCCATCTTGGCGCAGTTGTCCCACGATGGTTTCCGGTCCCATGTTCAGCGCACGAATCGCACTAGGATACAGTGAATTAATATCTAGTGAGCCAATCCATTCGTGTATGCCCTTCTTGGGATAGGCCACATAAGCACCTGCAGCCTGTGTATCTATGCCATCACGATTCACACGATTAGGAACGATCATACCACGCTTGTGTGCTTCGTTGATGATGGCCTGTTCTGTAACCGCCACGGCACCCATAGTGGTAGCCAACAGCACTGTGCATTCGTGCGCCAGTGTGTTAGCCAGAGCCAAGAATTTTAATTTCTTGTCTAACTTGTCCAGTAGAGCAGTGTCTTGCCTGTTGTATTCTATGAATCTACGGAAGTCATTGTTGTACAATTGGTCTAAGGTGCCTTCATAGACAGTCTTGTTTTCCCCAATTTCCATTTCACCAATGGCATCCAGTCGATAGGTATGTCGTTCTTCATAGGTATATTTGCGATACAGTTCAAGACTGTCGAGGTGTACACGACCGATGAAGTCATAGGTCACGGCAGTTTTGCCATACTTTTCGTATTCTCGCTTTTTAGGAAACTGATTCCACAGACAGAAACGGCGTGTGTCCTCTTTGCTTAGGACCTTGGTCACACGATTCACTGTATAGGGAATATCAAAACCTTCTGAGTTCCAACCGCTGAGAACATCAACATCTTGTATGATATCTAAAAATGTGTCCAGCATTTCTGATTCAGTTTCGAACAGCATAGTATTGGGGATGTCTTCGATCTGACGCTTGGCTTCGGCCATGCTGAGTGTTTTAGGAGGGATGGCCAAACATATCATGGTCTCCATCCATTGTAGATACACAGCAATAGCGGTGATAGGCATGAATGCATCTTCTGGTGATGCATAACCGCGTTCTGGATCAAAGTCTACTTCGATGTCGAAGAATGCTACATTAAGTTTAGGAGCGTCGGTGTTGAGATAATGATCTTCGAGGCAGCGATATATGGGATTGATATCGCTTTCGTAGAGTTTTTTGTTGCTGTGTATGGCTAGTTCTTTGCGATGTTCTTTGACATTTTTTGAACTAACACGGCTTAATGGTTCGCCTTTGATTGATTGGAACTTGCCGCGGGGATCGATGTAATAAAAAACATGCCTAGCTGGATATTCTTTGAAATGTCTCTGACCTTTGTCATCGCGTTCAACCACACGGATGATATCATTGTCGCGATCATAGAAAGCGTCTACGTAACTCATTTATTCTCCTATGCAATTTTTAGGCTTGCAAATACCAATGTGCGGTTTATGGCCACGCCTACCATCTACTTTTATTTAACTACTTAGCATCCTTACTAGGCCAACGCTGTCAATACTGACTAGCAAGAGGTAGTTAGCCAACATGCCAAACGATTTCCTAGTATAAGCAGCCCAAGCATACATGGCACAACCAGAAATCCATATAGGATAAAGAGCCAGTAAAGGCGGAGTGGGGACGGTGACTGCCATAGTGATCGCACAGCCAATACTAATAGCCCAAGCAAGCAGCTCAACACCAAAGCGAAACTTATTAGACTTCCAATCATCATGTATCCAATCGAATGTAGGTTTTAATAAATCATTCATGCATTAATTATACTATTATTGTTTGACATTGTCAAATTTTAATATCATTTTATCAATCTAGATAGTTCTGGAAACACTTCGGCCCAGTTTAATCTACGTCTATAGTCTATGGCATCGAGTGCGTCAATCCAGTTGAAGTTGTCACCATTTGTACTCGTTTGAATAAACCGTCTAAGACGTTCAAACTGAGGACCCATGGGTATAATTTCTAGCATGGCCGCTTTAACATCGGCAGATACTGTGTCAAATGATAACTTCCCTATTGTTAGTTCTGGAGCTAGTATATAGGTAGTATTATCCTGTCTAAGCCCATTGAACCAATCAACTAGCTTAGAAAACTCTAGGGCATTATGTACGCCGAGATTAGGGGCTATATTAATTACTAGCTGTTTATCAAATAGTTTGCCAAAGCTAGCTACATTGTTGGCTACTTCAGTCCAGTTTAATGGATAGCGTATGTATTCAAACTGTGGGCCTACAGCTTCTACACTACATATCAACATTATGCTCCTACATTCGTTCCAAAGAGCTACATCTTCCTTAGTAGGCATGATGCTACAATTGGTGTTGACCACCAGACTCAACTTATCTAACGAGCCCTGCTGCTCTTTAACTTTGGTTAGTATCTTGTTAATATCTGTGCTTAGGAACGGCTCCCCCCCGTTGAAGTAAATCTGTGTTAACTTGCTAAAGTCCACGTTAAATTCCGGATCAGATTTACGTATTTGATTAAAACTGCGAAAGCCAACGCCTACAGTATTAAACTTTTCGTCCTCTGCGGCCCAAGCACTGCTCCAATTACTTCCACAGGTAATACATTTGGCATTGCATAACGGAGCAACATTATAATGCATTGTTAATAACTCAACTTCATATGGATCTTCTGCCGGGTTAGCGATTCTTCTTTCTCTACTACTAGGCACACCTGCATCTTCTTTGCGCCAACAGAAGTTGCAGCTACTAGGTCTATTGCCTTTATTAAACTCTTCACGTTGGTTGGTTAGATATACATCTTTATGAAAATCAATTACAGATATTGCTGGCCCTGTTTGGTTAACACAACAGGCGCTTATTTTAGCTTGATTATCAGGTTCGGCAGAAACATACAGTCCCTTATAAATTGCCGCACAATAGTTAGATTGAGTCAAGATATGCTGAATAATTAATTATTCTTTTTATTAGCTAACAAGTTTAACAGATTTTTAATTTTTGTCAAGTTTTTGTATTCCAATATATTGTCAGTCATGCTATTAACGCTGTCTAATATTCGCTTATGGTACACGGATTTTAGAGGAACAACATCCATCTTAACAAAGAACAAACTGGTTTCGGAATCTAGTTTGGCAGTGGTTTGTGTTTCAGATCTAAAATATAAATCTTCCAGGCCAACGGGGTCAATTTCTTTTTTGTTGTTAGGATGATTACTTAAATCAGGATTGGTAGTTATAGTCCAAACCCACCTGCGAAAACTCGCTTGTTCACACATTACTCTACTGATACCAGGACTGGCTTTTACCAACAGTTCACTATCTGCTACCGGTCGATGAATATCTTCTAAAGTCATACCCAATCGTTGTGATGGGATAAAGCCGCTGGGAAAGCAAAAACAAATAGCTGTTAGTTTGCCTTGATGCATGACAGCAACATCTTCCTCCAGTCGTAGTGCTAGATCTTGGATTTGATTAGAGTATACACCGCAATATCTTGCAGCACGTTCTACGGTAGCTTCTGATCCTGCTATCTGACCAAATAAATCTGTGTTATACTTTGCTAATTCTTCTTTTTTCTTTTGTATTATGTCTAGATCAGGAGAAGAAATAAAAACAGGTCCGGTATTACGAATCATATTAGGACCTGTGGTATACGGTGTTTTTACAAAATCAATCTGCATGCCTAGTCAAAAAGTTAACCCGCATTTTCTTAGGATGAAAATATTCATTGACTACCTGTTTTGCAACTTCAAGATCAAATTCTTTACAACTGAAAATATCAAAGTAGGCTGTGCCATCTAATTCCATAAAATGACCACTGATGTTACTAGTAGTAATTAATTGCATGAGACTATATCCCTGTTTGGGATCGCCTGGTAGAAGATATTCGATGATAGGTTCTCCGTGTGCAGTCATATCGATACGTGCCACTAACTCTTTTACGAACTTGTATATGTTATCACGATCTTTTACGGCAGCTATGTCACAGCCGCTGCAATCTAATAATAAATGATATCCCCAGTAGCTCATTATTCAGGCAACCTTTTAGTGACACCCAGAATCATTTCAATCTCGTTCCATTCTTGTTCGTGGTCTTTCCAATTATCTTTGTGTGCTATGCGTATGGCCTTGTTGATGATTGAGGGTTTGATCTGTAGTTCTTCTGCGACAGCTTTAACAGTTTCTTTGAGACCTTCTTGCAGATCTTCAAGCTCACGTAGTACATTTGAGCCTTCAGTGATTAATCTTTCTAGTTTGGCTTTTTCTTCGGGACCGTACATTTTTGTCATGTATATTGACTCCAGTTTATGTATTAATTATACAGGAATAAAAAAAGCCAGTCAATGAATGACTGGCTTAGGTTTACCAAACGGTTGAATTATTTTTGAGCTTCACTGAGCACGTCGTACATTTCAAATACACCGCCGTTGCGCTCATAGATTAGACCAGCATAAAGTTCTGCTTTCATGCCTTCGCCCAGTTTGCTGGCAGCTACACGAGTAGCCCAGTTGAACAATGACTTGTCTAGAGGATCGATCTGTTGTTGTCCGCCGCTTTCTTGAACCAGTTGTACCATCTGCTTGAAACTTAGTTTTTGTTCTATTGATTCTTTCACCGGACGCTTTTTGCCTGTTGGCATCATCTTTGATTCATTCTTTTTGCCGAAGTATTTTGCTTGAGCAGCACTCATACCTTTCTTAGCGCCGTCTTTTTTATCTTCGCCTTTCTCTCCAGCAGCTTTCTTCATTGGTTCTTTCTTGTCACCATCTTTGTCGATGTCTAGAAAGTCTGGCTTAGATCCTTCAGCCATCTTTTCTTTCTTGGCCATCTTCTTTTTCTTATCTGTTTCTTCTTTCTTGGCCTCAACCATCTTCATGAATTTGCTTTTGAATTCGGGTTCTACACTTTCTTTCTTAGCTTTCTTTTTGGACTTAGGAGCATCTTCATCATCATCTTCAGGTTCTGCCTTGCTGCCACCATAGTTCTTGCCAGCATGGTGTTTGACGCCTGTAGCAGTCTTTTCTATTGTGCCACCTGTAGAACTAGGTTTTTTATCGCCAGTTTTCATTTCTTCTTTGACATCTTCTTCTTTCTTTTTCTTGGCTTCAGCTACATAGGTGCTTTGTCCTGCTAGCACACGCAGAGCAGCATCTTCGTTGAGCTGCACAGCTTTGTCTAGTACGGGAGCAGCTACCGTGGAGATCTGATCATCCATTGAGCTGATTTTAGTGATAAGTGATTTAAAGTCCATAATCGATTCCTTGTTCCTAACAGTTGGTAATGTATTTATCTTTTTACTGCAGAGCCAGCACCAAACAAACTAGTGCTTTGATCTAGGGCATTTTTGGCCGTGCCGTCCTTGTTTTTAGGCTGGTGAACCTTGGGTTGTGGGGGTGATTTAGTACCTCCAGGGCCCCCCGGCTTGCCTAAATAGCTGGTCTTTCCTCGAGCTTTTCCTGGGCTAATATGCGGATTTACCACAGTACCTATGCTAGCAGCTGAAGTAGCACCGGCAGTAGCTGATTCTATGATTTCTTGTATTTTCATAGTATTATTTATTTTTTTTGGCTCTACCGGCTTTCATGTTAGCTAGCCAGTGTGCCATACGTGCTTTTTCACCTGATGAATTTTTAGCTGTTTTTCTTAGGCTGCTAACGCTGGCTTTGGTATTAACACCACTGCGTTTGGCAAGACCTTTGCGTCCTGGCTTCTTTCCATCTGCGAAATTTTCGTTGGCTTGCCGGCTCTGTGGCATGTGATCTTTGCCGTAACTGATACGACTGCCTGTGATAGTTTCTATAGCAACGTGCAGTGCTGTTCCGGATAGATGTTTACGCAGCCATTTCTCCGCTAGATTGTTGATGATCTTTTCATTGGCATGCACACGGCCGCTACCTTTGGTACGATCATGTACATAAGCGTGGCATGCTTCGTGTGCTGCAATGGCAACATCTTTAGCGGCCTTACTTTCTAAATTTGGAATATTGATACTGCCACCGGGCCCCGAATCTTCAGTGTCTGTAAACATAGGAGAAGCACTGCTCTGATATACATAGTACATACCTGGCTCGATTTCTTCTTCATCGTCCGTTACACGATTTTTGCCTAATATACTTTGGATAGTCTCGTATGCAGTCCACAGTGTAGGAGCAGGTGCACCACCCACTCTTGTAGTTGGCAACATGGGTTTATCTTCGGAATCAAAATCGCCATAACGCTGACGCAACTCGTCGTCACTGGCTTCAGCTTCTTTAACATCGTCGAACTCTTGCCCCTGAAGTTTTACCCCTACTATATCCTGTACCAGTTTCCATGCCAATCCCTTCTTACCTCGTTCTAGCAGTTGTTTGAACAGAGTTTTTTGTTCTTCATCAGCCATGCTGAAGAACTTGGCCAACTCCATCATGCCTATGTTACCGGGATAAGATGCTTCGTGCTTAATGCTTTCTCCGCCACCACCGTCACCACCTGATGACCCACCGTCTCCGCTGTAGCCGGTATAGTAGCCATAGCCCCCATAGGGACCTGGACCGTATGCAGCCCAACGTGGTCTGCGCTTACGTTTTCTTTCAACAACAAATTCATGAGATTTCATACAGGTGAATAAGGATTGCGTGGACGATCTGTACCGTCATCTTCTGGGTATACTGGATAGGGGTTCATACAGGACGTTCTCCTGTGAGATACGGTAAACTGAACCATAATTGGAACCATTCTGGGGTACCTGGCTTTATGTTGTGTTTTTTCATAAGCTCACCTTTTTCATTGCCAGTAATTGAGATATTGCTCCCTTCGTAAGGTTGATAACCTTTGAATTCTGTAATACCAGCTAACTTTTTGAGTTCGTTAATCTGCAGATCCGGCATAATATTTTCCGTCTTTTCCTAGAGTTACGGTAACTGCGCTTAACCCTCTAACACCAACTAGTGTTGCTGGTACTTTAATTTCTTTTCCGCCCTTTGGAGCTGCCTCAGTTCTTCCAGCAAATTTATAAGTTTCGCCTTCGTATTCTATAGTATATGCTGCTGGCCACTGTGCTCCTGAGGTATATCTACTGCTTAAAGGAACTGCATCTTGTTTTGGTATATCGGATTGAGACACCTGAGTTGCGATTGGTTTACCAGTTAACCGGTTAATACTAGGATCTCCATCACCCGACACTCTAGCCGCAGCATTCCCTGCGCCTAAAGCCATAGCGCCTGCTAAACCTGCTGCCGCTAATTTTTCTTTCCAACCCTCATCTATACTTTCAGTGGCTTTCTCACCAGTTTTATAAACTTCCCACTTCTTACCAGTCTGTTCTGATTTTCTGCGAGCCATGTCTTTGAGTCTATAGTATTCGCGTTCTTCTTCCGGACTGTCGGCATAGGCACCATATGGTCCAGGAAACACTTTCCATTTCTTACCATTGATATAGATAGCGAAATTATTACCAGGCTCTGTGTTGCCTTCATCCCAATCTTCTGGATCGCGAATTCTTTCTGTAGTTTTTCTCATACTTGGTGATACAGCAATAATAGAATCAGGATCGACTCTAGGTTCAACCGTTAAAAACTTCCAACCCGGATCAACTACGATTTCAATATCGCCTCCGCTGTTAGGGAACGGTTTATTATTTGCGTTCTTAATTTTAACCGCATCTTCGTCAAAGTCAACAGCAGTGACTATAGAAGGAAACTTTTCTCCTCTGCCCGTAGTATAGACTACTCGTTGGCCTACACGGAAATCATTGCCGGTTGCCTCCGCCACACCTTGATCATAGGGCTTCTTATGCTTAACATCGCCCTGTTTCTCAGCTCGCTTCTTGTCTTTGTGGACCCCAGCACCAGCAGTCTTAGAATTCTTAGCCACAAAGTTACGTGGTTTTGATGCGGGTATAAAATCTTTTGCTCTCATACAGTGATTCCTCTAGACCGAGTTCCGCCTTTGCGTTTGATTCTACTGAGTTCATCTAAAGCATGGCGAATCTGTTCCATGTTCATTTTTAATTCTTCAAACTGACGAGCCATTATTTGCCACTCGCTAGGACTAGCGCCATCAGCACGACTAGCAAGATCCTTTAATTGGCCAGCAGCACGTAGCATGCGATATTTTAATTTTGCAGGATTGGCTTTGTCATGGCTGTGAATCATGGGATCCATGGGATCTGCGGGATCCATCTCAATAGGAGCTTCTTTAATTGTGCCTTCATTTTTTTTGTACAGTGGAGATATAGACCTTACAACGTCTTTTTTCATTTGATATGATTTGAAGAATTCTTTTTCTTTTTGACTCAACGGTCTATCGGTTTTAATTTTAGTCAGAATAAATTTAAAATAAGCATCGTCATCTGCCAATTCGTTGATTGTGCTTTCGTTGATGCCCATACCGTTACGTACCGCTGAAAACAAAGGTTTAGCAAGTTCTCCTGCACCTGTAGCTTCTTTGAATCCTTCAAAGTCGTTGTTGGCAGCAGCAGCTCTAGCACCGCTGGCACTGACACCCGCTACACCTTCAGCTCCATCTTCACGTTCCCCACTGCTGACGAAATCCAGCACTTCGAAATCGTAGAATCCGTGTGCCTTGCCTTCAACACCGTTGTACTGTGTGAGAAGACTTTTCATATCTTCTAATCTATCACTGCCTGCCACAAAGGTAGCACTGTTATATCCCTGCTCATGTAGGTATGAAGCCACCTTGCCTATGGTGTTAATGCCAGCATTATCGACCACATCACCGGCGTATTCAGGAAACATTTCTTTGATAAATTTGATTTTAGTGGCATAGTCTAGAGGATTTTTCTTTTTATCCTGAGTCTGGCTGACAAATATCCTCATGTCGCCACCTTGCTGCTTCATGGTGTCCAGTACCTGTTTGTGTCCAATGGTAGGAGGATTCATCCTGCCGAAACAGAACGTCACATGTTTTGCACCAGCTTCAAATAATTCTAACAGCAGCATTAGTCGTAGTCGCCTTTTTCAAGATATTTTTCCTGCTCATCAGCAATGCGTTTTGCTAGGTCTATGAGTTTTTCTTTGGGAAACTTTTTTTCTCTATCATCGATGTCGTATTTTTCGCAGTAATGATCCAAACAGGTTTCGATAGGTCGTATATAAACTTTGAATACTCGTGGATTACCTTGATGTTCTTTGTGTCTTTTCACAGCAGGAAAGAAATATTGGTTCAACATAGCATCGTCGTTGTCTATGAAGAACTTGAGATCGTCTAACCAATCAATTTCTTGTTGATCATCTTTAGGTGCACCAATAGCACTCCACATTTCTCTTAACAGCATTACCAGCTCCTACATGACCAATAACGTGCTTTCCAACGTGGACCTGGATTTTTGCAGTTATGACGAGCACGGAAACTTTTTCTACGTGCTGGATTACTTTTCTTAATACGCATTTTCTTATCGCCGAAGTTTACCTTGACAATATTGCCGTTAGGCTTGCGTACATATACTTTGGATTTCTTAACATCGCCAGCCATTTTCTTGCCCAGCGGAACTTCACGTCCTTGATACTTGGCTTCATCTACATCACCTTCTTCCACGCCTTGCGATCTATAAACTCCGTCTACATTCTGTTTTGGTGTGCCACCGGTGGCCTGTACAACAGCAGTTAATAAATCGTTGAATTTTAATTTAGGATTAATTAACGCATTAGGAACAATAGTTTGGTCGCCATGTACTAGATCAACATCATCAAAGTAAAGTGGAGCATTTTTTTCTAATCCCGCTTCTTTACGTAGCCAGTTTGTGAGTTTCTTTTGGTCGCCATTTTTTTCGTACCATTTAGCAACATTATAACCGTGTGCCGAACCTTCCGTCACGCCTTCTTCGTACTTCTGTGCTTTCATGTAATCACGGGCTGTGTCGATGTAGTCTACGGCTTTGGTGATCTTGCTCTGTACCCATTCTGGAAGATTGTCATCTGCTTGTAGAATGCTGTACAATTCTTCAGCGGCACTGTCTATAGTACGTAGATCATCCTTGGCCATGTCGCCTTCACGATCATACTCTCCGTAGTTTACAGGATCTTTGGGATCTTCAGGACCGTGGTCCTCCATTTTAACGCAGTTGTCTACGGTCTTGCCGCCTTTCTGTTTGGTGCCCATGCGCTTGTAACCTTTCCAACAGGCTTTGCCATCGACACCTTTTTGTTTGTCTTCTACTAATTCGCCCTCTAAAAACTCTAAACCCTCATTGGTCAGCATATCTATGGCAGTGTCATCCAATTCGATTACAATACCATCTTCTAGAATGTCTACAATTTCTGTGGCGATTTCGTGATCTTCAGAAAAACTAATGCCAAATGCATCACCTATCTGAAATGATTCTGAAAATCCTTTGGCTTTGGCTTCTTTTTCGAGATCAGCCTTGCGTTGTATAATTGCTTGGGAAATTTCTGGATCTTTGTTGGCTGTGGGATCTGATTCTAGATCGTCTAGTGCCTGTCTTTTGGCTTTGAGATCGTCCTGATCTTTAAGAGCTGTTTCGTTGACGATAGCGTCTAGTTTGGATATAAGGTCTCTCATAGTATGTTCCGTAAGGTCATACTATATTTATCGAAACTCTATCTCTAATAACTATAACGGATTTCTGTGATCGTGCCTTCTTCCAGCTGGTAAGCAGCACGGATATACACGAATTTGCCTGTGAATGTACACGCAGCGTTATTTGTTAGGGGGGTACTATCAATAGCGGTCAATGTTACATCAGCACTATCATAGACTATATCAAACCAATCCGCATCACCAGGATACAGTTCTAGAGTAGCCTGTATCTTGACGGATCCTTTGAAATTATCAAACTCAAATACCGCGGTATGGACTCCGTTGTTGTTTCGGTAGTAACCTGCAGCTGGACTTTTGGCAGAATATTGATAGTTGGGATACTGACTGTTATCAGCAGTAGCGGCCAGCAGTACACGAGTTTGATTGGACATCAGTTATTTATCGGAGATAACAAAGTTGTAGATCTTGCCCACCACTTCGGCATTACGCAGCTTCATCATTAACAGGGTCTGATCATCTTCTACCAACACATATCTGCGATCCCAGTTCCAGTCTGTGGCCAAAAACCATTTTTCCACAGCAGGTGTGCAGGTCACATGTGGTATCTGTGTTTTTAACCAGTCGATATAGCGTTTTTTGCCTGGACGATCGTTGGCCATTTTATGTGGTAATAGATATACCCTGTAGTTGAATCTATCTTTGGGTAGTTTTTTTACAGTAATAGAGTTTTTATTTTCGTTAAGTATGTCTATAGAATCTGTTGAAGGCTCGAAACAGTGTTTTAACTGAGATCCAAATTTAATAATTGCACCGTTATAAAAATCTACATCATTGGTGTACAGATCGATAGTGTTACGTTCTATTCTTGTGGCGTATTGTGTCTTATCATAAACTTCTAAAAACTCACATAGGACTAGAATTTCCTCACGATTATTCCAATATTCTAGTTTGTATCGATATCGGTCAATTTCGGGTTCAGGACCTTTACAGAAATCTTTGATTGCATCAATGGTATGCAATCTCAGCATTGTGCAACCTCTGAGATTTACAGTAACCTTGTACAGCCATTTGCCGTAGAATTTATGATTGGTGTATTTGATTTTCTGGTTCTGCATTTTTTCCAGCCTCTTCTAGACTCTGTTGTGCTTTCAGCAATTTGCGTTCAGCTTTGGTCAAAGGTTTAGGCAATTCAGTTACAACAAAATCTAGTTTATCATCTACGATATCTACAGTAACACGACCACCGTTAACTAGATCTCCAAACAGCACTCTGCGACTCAGGGGTGATTTAACTTCATTGTCTATCAATCTTGCCAACGGTCTAGCACCCATCTTGGAATCATAGCCACGCTCTGCTAGATATTTTGCTGCCTTGGCGGTCAACACTATCTCTATGCCTTTGTCTTTGAGTTGTGAATTGAGATCTCCCACAAACTTCTTAACAATCTGTTCAACCACTTTGTGGTCTAGCTTACCAAATTTGATAACAGCATCTAGTCGATTGCGGAATTCAGGCGCAAAGAATTTCTTAATGGCTTTGTCATCTTCGTCGTCACGCTCTAGTGTACCAAAACCTATCGAGTTACGTTCGTTGTCTGCGGCTCCTAGGTTACTGGTCATAATAAGGATGCAGTTGCGGCCATCTGCTTGCTTACCATTTGAACCTGTGACAAATCCATTGTCCATGAATGCCAACAAGATGTTCATGACATCCGGGTGTGCTTTTTCTACCTCATCTAATAATAGAATGCTGTTAGCATGCTCTTGCAGTTTGGTAATCAGCTGTCCGGCATTGTCTTCGTAGCCCACGTATCCCGGAGGAGCTCCGATCAACCGTGCTACAGAATGTTTCTCCTGATATTCACCCATATCAAATCGAATCAACTGCATGCCCATCTTGTCTGCTAGTTGTTTGGCAGTTTCTGTTTTACCTGTGCCTGTTGGACCAGAGAATAAAAAACTACCAATGGGTTTGTTAGGAGCTTTCATGCCTGCCTGACTAACAAAGATTTTATCCAGCAGTGTTTCTACTGCACGATCCTGTCCATAGACTACACCCTTCATCTGAGAATCTAAATCACTGAGATTCTTTGATTCTTTTTGTGCCACGGTTTCTAAAGGCATGTTAATCATTTTACTCAACTCGTAAGTGACCTGTTCAATGTCTACAATCTGTGGTACACCTTCCATACCTTCATCATCTTTTAGTTTATATCTGGCGCTGGCACAATCTATAATGTCAATA